GGCAAACACAAGCCGATTTCCTGCTGAACGACAGTTACGAGCGCTCGCGCCTGAACAGTTCCATACGTGAGGCAAATGGTCCATATCAGATCGCGCAAGCTATCAACGACCGGTTCGAGGCGAACGGATTGCCGCTCGAAGGCACGCGCCGCGCTGCGCTCGCTGCGCAACTCTCGTCCGCATACGGCGGCACGAACGGAGCAGGTATCGGTCAACAGGTGAACATTCAGTCAATGACCGTGCAGGCAAATCGCCCTGACGAGCTTGCTGGCGGCTTACAGCGCATCAATTCGACTCAGAACTACAATTCTGCCGTTAAGTAGTTGACATTCGCTTTACCTATGCGTATAGTTCGAAGCGTCAACCACAGGAGAACGACATGTTTCAACTCACCGAACAACAGCGCATTGCGGCCTATCAACGTGGCTGGATCGACGCGCAACGTGGCCGCGAACCGCAGCACGATCAGCCGATCATGTACCAGGTCGGTTATATCGAAGCTTCGAAATCTGTCCCGAACCGTTTCACGCTGCACGAGGTGCAATGATGGACGCCAAGAACCGCCAAACCCTTGGTATCGTGTTCGTTGCGGCGCTCATCGCTTTTCTGATCGCACTCATCCCGACATGCGGACAGGCTGCGGAACCGTTCGACGCTAAGGCGGCGCAGCTAGCGTATGACCGTTTCGACGACGCATGCAACAAACGCGACATGCGCGCCTGCAACTCCACGGAATGGCAGAAAATTTCGATCTCGCTTAGTAACGCTGGTTGGCTCGCGTACCCCGACCACGTCTGGATCCAGCAGGATCAGCTCGATCGGCTACTCAGTTGGGTGCGGGCGGCAGAGATGCACGCGGAAACCGATCTCTACATGACGTACAACGAGCGTTTCGCTATCCTGGCGAAATTCAAAACTGTCATGACGACCGCGCAGCTCGCCGTATGGTGGCGCATAAACCGGGAGACGATCCAGGAGATGTATCCCGGCGTATGGGCGACCATGTCAGAAGCAATGGCCGGCGTGGTGTCCGAATACGCGCACTCACCGCACTACGAAACCTTCTGATGAGAAAGGTGACTGAAATGATCGATTCTTTCCTTTGGGCGCTGTTCATCGTCGCCGTAGCAGTCGCGTGCGTGTACGCCGTTGCTGATCTGATTTCGCCGATCCCGCACGCGTTGCGTGACATTCGCCCCGCCGGACCTGTCACGAAACCCACGCGGCCGATCAGCATCACCGACCTCGGCGCAGTGTGCGAACGTGATGGCATACTGATCACGTCAATGGACCGCCTGCGCGCCGCCGTGACGCTCGCCGACACGATGATCCTGCGTGGCGGTCTGAATGGCCAGAAATTGAGCATGCAGACTGTGCGCAACGACGCCGATCGCTTCGCGCAGTTGCAAGTGTCGCCAGACGTGACGCTCGAGATGCTGGGGCGCTGCGACGAGTCTCTGTTGCAGAAATATCCGCACGGTTACTGGATGATAAGCGCGGCACTCGTGCGCGAATCGGCGCGTCGGCGCGGCACCATCGCTCACCCGACTATCACCGATCCGAGGGCTCCATGAAATGCCCCGCATGTGGTGCAGCTATGTCGCATCATTACTGCGATTCGTGGACTGAGACGGAAGACGCGGACGAATATGTCACCACGAAAGGTTACTGGACCTGCTACGTGTGCAGTCAGACAATTGACGAATTCGACGACGATTACGAGTTTCCAGAATGACCTTTAATCCTTTTGCGATCGAGAGAAAAGCGCGCGTCACGGTGACTGTGACGCGCCCGGACTCGTCTGGCGAAGCGACGCCGGAAGTTTATACATTCGTTCAACACCGGATGCGCATCCAGGTCCGGCAGAGTGGGAAGCAGTTCGCTAACGCAAAGGTCGAAATCTTTGGCGTACCGCTCGACACAATGAACACGATCGCCCGTTTATGGCTATCGCCAATGACTCCGCAGAATACTGACACTGTCGCGATCGACATATGGGATGGAGTGGATTATTTGCCATTCTTTCAGGGCGTCATCTCCTGGTCCGCAGTGAATGGGACAGGTATGCCCGCAGTGTCGTTGGCCATTGAGGCGAATGCCGCACTGGCATTGATGAATGACGCAGTATCACCCTATGCTAATGCGGGTCCGGTCAAGTTGTCCGACGCGCTGACGGCGATCATCAAGCCACAGGGATTCGTGCTGGATTTCAGTGAAAAAGCGACGGATTATTTGATGAAGGACCAGCGCGCCACAGGTTCACCATTGCAGCAGGTAGGTCAGATTCTGGATCAGTTTTCCGATCTTACATGGTCTCCAGTGTTGCAGCGAGTTGTGGTGCGGCGCGTGGATTCGCCATTTTCGGACGATACCATTGAAATATCGCCCGCAACCGGGTTGCAGCGCCTGCCGACATACTCATCCAGCGGAATACAATTCGATACAATATTCAATCAAAAGCTGATACCGGGTCGCGCGTGTGACATACAGACCGCTTTCGACTTTGTTAATCGTACGCTGTGGGTTGCCGCCGTCCTCGCGCACACGCTAGACGCTAACGTACCGGGCGGGCAATGGACGACTAGCGTCGCCGCGAACGCATACGGACCAAAGGGAAATAATCAATCATGACGACCGAAATCACACCGTTTGCTTTCACGCTCGTGCATCCCGTGATGTACGCGCAGACGCTAGTCGTTCAGGCACCCGATTACAACGCAGCCCTGCCACTCGCGCAGGCGCACTGCGACGGCACGCAATGGACCATCCAGCGCGCCCGCGTAACGTCACGACCGGGGAGCTCGTCACGAATGGGTAACCTCTACAGCGCACCGTTCGAAGCGCAGTTTGACCCGGACCGCGCGCAGTTATTCATCATCCAAAGCCTGGTTGCGGGCGTGCATACGTGCGCGATCGTCGAGGTCGTCGCCGTGCGCCCGACGAGCGGAAAAGTTGGCTTCGTGGACGTGATCCCGATGCTGCTTGACACGTCGACGAACAATCTGGTGCTCGAGCAGACGATCATCCACAACGTGCCGTACATGCGCTATCAGGGTGGCACGAGCGCGGTGAAACTCGACCCCGCACCGGGAGATCTCGGACTAGCGATGTTCGCCGAGCAGGACATCACGAACCTGAAGCAGACGCAGGGCGCAGGGCCGCCGGCCACGGATCGCATGCATAGCACGGCCGACGCGCTCTATATCGGCGGCGTGCTGAATCCCGACCCGACACAATACATCGAGTTCGTCACGGGCGCAGGCGGAATCAACATCGTGTCGCCCGCCGCGATCAGCTTTCAAACACCAGGAAACGTCCACTTTACGGCGGCACAAGTCGTTTTCGATGCTGATGTCGTTTTTAACAAAAATGTAAGTTCGACCAAGACAGGAGCAGGCGTCAATACTTTCGCTGCACCAATCAGCGCACCGGATGTCATCGTGCCTAATGCTAACCTCAACACTCACCAGCATGCAGTTAGTGGCTCGACTACGGTCGGCAATCCGCATAACTGATTGACGTAAGCTATACGCGCGAGTTTTCTGATAGACTCGCGCGTATGAGTACGAACGTCCCGACACCCACTTTCACCCCGACGGGCCTTGTCGTTCCGGCAGAGCAGGATGTGCTCGCGGGCGTGCAGGCGGACTGGGTTTCGTCCTTTGCCCTGTCTGGCAAAACGCTGTCGACCGAACTGACGACGCCGCAAGGGCAGCTTGAGAGCTCGCAGTCGTTCATGGTCGAAGCGTGGTTCGCGGCCATGGCGCAAATAATCGCTAACGTCGACCCGATGACGTCAAGCGGCGTCTATCAGGACGCGCTCGGGCGAATCTACTTCCTGACGCGGCAGGCCGCGACGTTCGCGACCGTACAGGCAGTCGTCACCGGTACGCCGGGCGCTACACTCCCTGCTGGTTCGCAGGCCGTCTCGAGCGATGGTTCGATCTGGGCAACGACGGCCGATGCCGTCTACAGTTCCGGGCCCGGAACGGCGTCCGTGACGTTCCAGGCGCTAGTCGCTGGCAGCGTTCCGGCTGCGGGCGTCAACGACCTGAAAATTTACCAAGCGGTGCCAAACTGGGTTGCAGTGTCGAATTCTGCGGGCTCGACGCCGGGCACCGATACCGAAAACCGTGTCGAGTTCGAAACGCGCCGCGCAGCATCTGTTCAGATCGGCGGCGTCGGGCAGGCGGCGAACGTGCGCGCCGCCGTTGCGAATGTCACGGGCGTAACTGATCTGTTCGTCTACAACAACGGCGGCGACACGGCGATCAACTACGGCGTGACTTCCTATCCTATCCCCGCGCACTCGATCGCGATCAGCGTGACGGGTGGGTCGAATGCGGACATCGCTGCGGCAATCAATTCGAAACTCGATTGCGGCTGCGGCATGTCAACCGTCGGCGGCCTCGGCACACTCGTGACGGTCAACGTGCAGGATACGGTCAACTACGTCGCACCGTATCCGACGTATCCGGTGCGCTTCATCCGGCCCGCAAACACGAACATTTACATCACGGTCAACGTCGCGAACCTGTCCACGTTACCGGCCGATTACATCAATCAGGTGCAGACAGCCGTTGCCGCTGCGTTCGCGAGCGGCTTTACGTCGAATGACGGGACGATCGTCGTGTCGCGCGCGCGAATCGGCGGGCAGATCATCGCGGCGGAGTTCGCCGCACCGATCCTTGCACTCGGCAACATCACGCCGGTGACGCTGTTCATCGGGACGAGTCCGGCGCCGGCGAGCAGCGCGTCGATCACAATGGGCATCGATCAGCAGCCGGTTTGCCCGAAGCTAAACATCACCGTCAACGCAATTTCGGTGTAATCACTATGACGACGAACTACCTCGGCGCCACTGTGATGAAACAATTCAGCAACAGTCCGACGCTGTTGTCGCTGCTCGCAGACTTCGACCAATGGGTCGACATGACGCAGTTCTCGACGAATTTCCTGTCGTACGTGTGGGACATCTCGACCGCACAAGGCTTCGGTCTCGACATCTGGGGGCGCATTCTCGGGCAATCGCGCTACCTGCAGATTTCGCAGTCGCCGGGTGATAATTTCGGTTTCAACATCGGCGCCGCAGTCGGCACACAGTGGCAGCCGTGGTCTCAGGCGCCGTTCTACGGCGGTGCGGCAGCGGGCACGACGGCGTTTCCGTTGCAGGACACGTACTACCGGCAACTGTTGCTCGTGAAGGCCGCAGCGAACATCGCGACGTGTGACTGCCCGTCGATCAACGCGCTGATGCGCTCGATGTTCGGCTCGCGCGGGCGCTGCTATGTGGGCTATGACATCGCAAATCCGATGCATATAGGCTATCACTTCGAGTTTTTTCCGACGCCCGTCGAGAAGTCGATCATTGAATCGGGCCTCTTCCCACAACCGGCAGGGACGACAGCGCAGTACATCTACGAAGTAATCGACTACGCACCGTTCGGTTTCGCCGGTATGAATGGCGGCGCGAACCCGCGTTACGTGGTGCCATGGTCGACGCCGGGCGGCCCGTTCTATCAGCCAGGTGCGCCGGGCGGCGACATGTTGAACAATATCGGCGGCATCTTCATTCTCGATCAATCGCAACTGGGGTAACCATGAAACGCCTCTTTCTGTCAGTCGTGCTGTGCGCGCTTTCGCTGTGCGCGCAGGCGCAGTTCTCGCCGAACACTGTCTTGACTGCGGCGGCGCTCAATGGTGCGCTCGCCGCGCCCGCGATCACGGCCGGCTCGATCAATGGTTCGACGTCGATCCTGACGACCGGATCGGTGACGCTGAACGGTACGAATTCTTTCGGTGCCAACACAAACGCCGTCACGCAGAGTTATCTGGACAATTCGACGTCTGTGTCTACTACCGCCTTCATGAAGCGCGCGCTGTTGGCCGCGACGGCCACGATTCCGATGACGATCACGGGCGGAACATACAACTTTGCTTCGGCAGGTTCGGGCGCGATCTTTGGCGTGACGACTAGTAGCGGTGCGATCGCGAGCATCACGGGCATCGTTGCGGGAGGTACCGGCTATCAGGTGGGCGACTGCCTGACGATGGTCGGCGGAAACGGCGATGGTATCGTGTACGTCAGCACTGTGTCGAGCGGTGTCATCACTGCTGCAACCGTGTTCTACGGCGGCACGGGCTATTCGGGTACGCCGCAGCTGTCCGGGCTTGCGTTGCCGCCGGGCTCGCGAACGGGCAACCTGACAGGCGCGCTGACGAGTAATGCCCTGATCATTATCCCGGGCGGCACACTGCTCGCCGGTGCGCGCCGGATCGGCTTCCAGAACAACACGACCGGCAACTTCACGATTCAGGTCAAGCTGTCGAACGGCGCGGGTGGCTCAACTGGCACCGGCGTCTTCCTGCCGCAGGGCTCCAGCAATAACACGTCCGTCACGCTTTACACCGATGGTGTCACAGACGTCTGGAACGAGACTGGCGGCGCCGCACCCGTCTATACGGCCACGGGCGTCACTATCGGCAATACGCATAGCGTGCAGGGTACTGCCGCAACGACTGCGAGCACGGTGACCGTGACGTTGACGACCGGCGCAATCTTCGCGAGCGCGTCGAGCTATGTTTGTGTCGCGTCAGACCAAAGCTCGACGGGTGGCGTGCAGATCACGCAAACCTCGGGAACGTCCATCACTTTTACGGTATCGGGCGGCCCTGCATCGCACACCGTAAATTACCGTTGCACAGGTAACTGATATACTTCGCCTATCAAAATGGTGAGTTCGATATGACCGCACAAACATCCATCCCATTAAAGTGGTACGTGCCGTTTGCTAACGGCGATTCGTCGCGCGTCGAGCTTCCCGTTACCACAGCGGATCCGACGCGCGCATCACAGACGCTCGGTTTTCCGCCGCTGACGATGCAGCCGCCCGAATCCGGCGGCGTACCGCCGCAGGGGGAGGATTTCAACGGTGGCATGAATCAGGTCGCGCGGATCTGCTGGTGGGTGCTTAACGGCGGTGGTTGGCCGTACGATTCGACGTTCGCGACGAACTCGAACATCAACGGTTACCCGAACGGCGCCAAGCTCCAGTCCGCAGACTTCAAGGGCGACTGGATCAGCATTGCGGACAACAATCAGAACAACCCGGATACCGTTAGCACGGGCTGGGTGCCCGGTTTCCAGTACGGCACGACGGCCGTCACCGGCCTGACGGGCGGCACGACGACGCTCACGCCCGCACAGGCTGCGAAGGGCTCGATCACACTCGCCGGTACGCTCGGCTCTGCGCAGACGATCGTTCTACCGACGTGGACGAAGAACTGGACGATCACAAACAACACGACCGGTGCTTTCGTCACGATCGTCAAGACGGCCGCGGGGTCGGGTGTGACGATCCCGCAAAATGGTTCGCCGACGCGGGTCGCGGGCGATGGGACGAACATCACGCAAGCTGCAGAAAACATCGCCGCAGCAACGTCACCTACGCACGCGACGCCGATGTCGCAGGCGGCGGGTGTCGCGGGTAATGTGCGCAACCTTGTGATGTCCGTGGCCGCCGCGAGTGCTACGGCGACGCTGACGGCGGACGAAATCATCGTAGAGACATCGTTGGGTGGCACGCGTTATTGTCTCGGTTCATTTAGCCAGTCCATCAACCTCGCCACCACGGGTGCAGGCGGTATGGATACGGGCGCTGCGCCAGTGTCGGGGGCTGTCGCCATCTACGCGTTTTACAACCCGACGACCGGCGCGCGCGCGCTGGTAGGCGTCAACGCTACGGCAGCAACGGCGCCGACTATCTACGGTGGGGCTAATGCGCCGAGCGGCTACACAGCTAGCGCGCTAGTATCGGTGTGGCCGACGAACGGATCAAGTCTCCTGGTAATAGGGTATCAGGAAGACCGCAACGTCGCTTTGGTCAACACGACGGGCGCGACCTTCACTACGGCACAAACGAATACGTCAGTTAGTCTTGCCACCACAATACCTCGCAACGCGAAGCGTGTTCTGATCACTCAGAATCAGACGACGGCCACTAGCGCAACTTCTTTCAGTCTGACACTGTCGGGCGGTTCAATAGCCGGCTCGGCTGGCATCGGTGCCCAAACGTGTAACTTAGGCACAACCGGGCAGCAGCAATTCGAAAGTACCGTAGAACTACCATTACTGACCCCGCAGACGATTTTCGTTACATGGGTTGTTACAGGGGGCTCCTCCCCGACATTAACGCTATACGTAACGCGCTATACGATCTAAGGTAGACGAATGCAGCTAGACGGGGAGAAGTGGATCGAGAGCCTGTCGCAGGTGGCTCTCGCGTTTTTTGGCGGCCTGATTGGGGCTCTCATGCGCCGGGAGGCATCGACGTGGCAAACCGCCCTGCTCGGTGCGCTCGGCGCCGGATTTGTCGGTCTGCTGGTGGCGAAATTTTGCCACGCGACGGGCGTCTCTGACGACATGACGTTCGTGTTTGTCGGCGTGTCGGGCTGGCTCGGCGCGCAGCGCACGATCGACTGGCTTGAGCGCATGATCGAGCAGAAGCTCGGCGTCGATCTCGACGGTGATGGTGGCGTAGGCACAGTGAAGTCAGACGATACAAACGGTTACAACAAGAAGCCCGATAACGCGGCTAAGGTAGAGAGTCCCGAGGGAAAGGAAAAATCATGACGTCCAATCTCATCCGCAACGCGGTGACTCTGCTATTCATCTTGACGCTGTGCAATCTGGCGGCGTCCTTCGCTGCGCTGCGCGCGGTACGCTCCGTGCGCGATGATGCGCGCGTTCATATCGAGCGCGTCGACTCGGCTATTGTGCAACTGACGGGCATTACTTCCCGTCTGTGCGCACAGCACGGCGACACGTGTCAGACCATTACGGTTTCCGCGCCAATCACGCGGCCGTGACGCCGAGCGCAGCTTTTGCCTTGGCCCACAGCGCCTGACGTTCCGCCAAGCCGTTCAGGCCACCATTGATGCGTTTTGTGATCGTGACGAAATCGCCTGCGTCGGCGAGAACGTTCAGCGCGCGCGAGTTCCAGAACCATGCGGCCGACAGTGCGGCGCCAGTCGGTTGCGCGAGCAATTCAGGCTGATCAAGCAGGTTCAGGTTGAGCGCTGCGCCGCACTCGCGGAAGTTCGAGTAGCCTGTCACCTGAATGAGTCCGCAGCCTTTCCACCATGGACCCGGCGTGCTGCCATGATCGGCCGCAATGCGGATCGCCGCGGGGACCGTGTTGCCGAGGTCTGCGCGCGCGTCGTAGCCGCGCTGTGTCACCGTCGGCCCCCACAGTTCCGTCGTCCAGACGAAGCCGCCCGATTCGTGCGCAATCTGCGCAAGAAACGCGGCCTGTCGTGATGGCGAATCGACCGCATAGAGCGCCATTGCGGCCGACAATGGATCGGCCCACGCGGCGGCGTGCGCAGGCGTGACACCCGTCGCAGCGGCGAGAATATCGGGCGTCATGTCAGCCCCAGAAAGGAAGTTTGTACAGGCCGCCGAGTGCGCCGAACGGCGCGTGCACGACGCGCTCCGGTGCTTTCCGGCCCTTGCGCTTCGCAGCCGACTTGGCGCCGCCGAGCGCGTTCCCGCACTTCGGACAGCCATTACCCGACAGATGATTCGCCGCACGCTGATCGAACTGACCGTGCTGCGCGCAGATTGCGACGATACGCGTCCGCGCACCAGTCCACGGGATCTCGGGATACGTATAGAGATTGTTGTGCTTCGCGCGGGCACGCCGCACGAAGTCCTCAAACGATGTGCGGCATGTCATGTCGCGTTCCTTGCAGAAATTACAAATCTCGCCGAAGCGTTACACGCCCGACGTATTCGCCTTCGGTGCTGCATCGGCAGCGGGCGACGTGCCGCTGAGGAACGATTCGGCGACCGATGCCGCTGCACCGACGAGTGCGCCGGCACCCGGCAGCTTCGAATCAGCGAGCGACGACAGTGCGGCGACGCCATCGTTCACGATTGCGGTTGCTGCCGGCACCGCAACGGTTTCGGTGGCCTGCTTCACATCGTCGAGCGACGTTGCACCGCTGATCACGCTCGACGCGACCTGTGCGACGTCGGCAGCGACGCCCTGGAACTTCGCAGGCAGGTGCGCCTGTGCGAACTGCACGGCGGCGGCCGTCATCGCCTGCGTGAACGTTGCGAGCGCGGCGTCAGCATAGTTCGGCGCGATCGTCGACGCCTGTGCGGCGCTCGCGGCGCCCGTTGCGGCGTTGCTGGCGGTTTGCACGAGCGTGTCAACGTGATCCGCTTCGGTTACGGGATGACCGGCCTGCGAGAGCGTGTTAGCGAGCTGTGCATGTAGCGCATTCGCGGTGGCGTGAAAGACGGCGAGTGCGTCCTGCTTGAGGGTATCGAGAAACGACATTCGGAAATCTCCGTGGTGGTTGAAAGGCAATCGAAACTTAGCACTTTTGTAACGCTTTGTCAATCAGAAACGTCTCTTGATCTCGACAACGTCGGCGTCGTCCCACAGTGGCGGAACGTTTTGTCGTGCGCTGTTAAATCGCATGAAGTAATGCCGGTAATTCACTGACCACACCGCACCGCCGACGCTAATGCCGACTACGGGCGCGGCGTGCCAGCCTGCGGCAGAAAGCGCCAGATCTTGAGGCGGCGCGTCGCCCACTGTCCAGCCGGTAACAGTCTCGCTCCACTTCGAACGATAGATGAATGCGCCGGCTTCGATACC